GGTGCTGTCGTGGGGGTCGAGGAGCCTCTACGCGCTCGCCTCATCGCGTTAGGCGTTCTGCGCGGCATCGACCGTCCCGCAGCCGTCCCAGCCGCCGTAGCGGTCACGGTGGCGGCTGTGGTGGACTCGCCTACGGCGACCGCCAAGCCGATGAAGAAATAGCATGGCTGTTGATACCTACGCACTTATCACGCTGGCGGCTTTGAAGGCTGAATTGGGCATTGTCGCGGCAACGGATGACGCGTTGCTTGAGGACGCTATTAACAAGGCTTCGGACACAATTGAGTCCTACTGCCGTCGCAAACTCAAGACACGGCGGTTTTATGAGTGGCACGACGCAGGAGGTCAAACGCTCATCCGCGTCAAGAACACGCCGATCTCGACGGTTTATTATGTTGGCTACGGCACTCGTCACGCGATGACCGTATCTTCAACGACCGCGTCAGATCTCGCGGTACTACTTGTCGTTGAGGAGTCGCAGATCCGACTTGTTCGCCGCTCGTCAAACGGAACGGAAACCGTTACGACGCTCGCGTTCGCAACCTACAACACGGCTGGCGAGTTGGCTACTGCTATCAACTTGATCACGGGTTACAAAGCGTCGGTAGGCGAAGACTGCCCCGCGCAATGGATCCGACGCGTCGGCGGTCGCGATGTGAAGCGAGCGTCCTGTCTGCTTGAGTATCCCGACCAAGGCGACCTTGACGCACAGGTCGACCTAGAGCGCGGCTTGCTCGACTTCGCACGCGCTACGGTCACAATCCCGCGCCAGCCGCTGTCGATCCTTGTCGAGTACGACGGCGGCTACACGACAATTCCGCATGACCTCAAACGCGCTGCGTCGCTGCTCGCGACTCGGTACTACTACGGTCGTCAGCGCGATACGGGTGTTACTTCGCAAAGCATTGGCGACTATTCCGAAACGATTGCAACCGAAGGCGGCTTGGATGTTGAAGTCATGCGACTACTCAGCCCGTATCGGAGGATTCGATGAGTGCGCTCTCGCTTATCTCTCGGTTCGCGTCGGTTGTTTCCGTGCGCCGACCAGCATTTACGCAATCGTCAAACGGCGGTCTTATTCGTACTTTCGCTGATGTTGCCACGCTTGCCGATGTCGACGCATTCATTCAACCGCAAGGCATGAGCGACAGCAGCGCACAAGGGCGCGTGTCTGGTCGAACAAGCGCAAAAGTATATTTTGTCGGGGTCGTGTCGGTCGCGATCGATGACGAGATCTACACGCCGACATCGGGCGATGCTAATATCTACCGAGTAATCGGGATTCAGCATCCCGATTCTATCGCGTCGAGCCTGTATCCAAACATTCATACTATTGTTGACGCGCTGCTCGTTCTGCCAGTAGAGAACATTCCTATATCCGAATGAACGGCTTTAAGGCAAATCCCAAACTGCAAGCGATCATCGAAGCGGCAACGCTTGAAGCGATGGACGCTGTTATGCTTTTAGCGTCAAAAGCAATCAAGGTACGGCTAAAAACGCCACCGACGCGAACGGGTCGAATCTATCGTAAGAAGGGCGGTCGGATGCATCGTGCGTCTCGCGCTGGCGAGCCGCCAGCCGTCGACACGGGAGCATTGCGTGGGTCGTGGGGAATACGCGCTGGCAAGCCTGAAACTATTGACGGGGTTGTTACTCGCTCGCGTAGCAGCAGTCGCTATACGCTATCGTTCGGCTCTCGACTTGACTACGCCAAGATTGACGGCGGTTACGGTCGCGTTGCCGCTCGACCATACATCCAAAACTCGCTAGCAATTGTGCGTCGAGAAATTCCCAAAATCGCCGCCCGTGCGTTTGCGTATCAACTGAAAAAGAGCGCAGGAAAATGACTGCACGACTTCTTAACGCGGTGTACTCACGGATTCTTACCTCGACAGGTGCAGGTAAATTTGCCCATACATTCTCGTCCCGCGTCTATCTCAACAGCGCACCAGCCGACACGATTCTTCCGCTGTGCGTGTACACGGGTTCGCAGTTAGTGCTTGAAAAGGACATGAACGGGACAGCCCGTCATTCGTTGCGTATTACATTTTCAATGTACGACGCAAACAACAACAGTAACAATGTCATTCTCGCACAATCGCGGCTCAAGACGCTGCTCGACGGTGCCGTACTAGCCGTGGATGGGTACGACCGCGCTACTTGTATCTTGCGCGAGCAAGGTGTCCCACAATTTGAAGACGATTCTTGGTCGATAGAAGACGAGTACGAACTCGTTGGACAGATTACTTCTTAAGGAAACACAATGGCTACTACATACCTCGTCGGAAATGACGGCGCGGTCGCACTCCCCGCCGCGCACGGAATGAATGTCAAGGTCTGGGCGGCAACGCTCACCCGCGTTTCGTCAGACATTACAGGCTTCGGCGACACGGGCAAGCGTCGACGGCTTGGCATTGTTGATGTCACAGGGTCGTTAAGCGGCACGCCGTTCTACGGCGGTACTGGAAACTCTGCGGGTATGGATGTCGCACAGGCTGGCGGTACGCTTGTATTGTCGCTGTCTGGACAGACAGCCACGACCACTAGCGCGACTTCTGCTGCCTTCATTTCCATGTCGTGCGTGTTTGATCAGTTTGCGCTCAATGTCGACAAGAACGGCGAGTCCTCGCTCACGATGAACTATCAGTTGAGCGGTGGCGCGGCTCCTACAATTGTGTGGTCAACAACGTGAGCCAGTCGCCCGAGACTCTTGGTCTTGCGTTTCCATGCGATACCGATTGGATCATCTCGTTTTTTTTCGATGACCTTACAATTGTGCGTCGGCGTGTATCATCGGGCGCAATGTCAGAAGTCGACGCAACAGAGGCGGCGCGTAGCACTTTGCCACGCTCGCTAGGATCTGCTCGCGAGTGGAGCGGTCGACGCGCTGGCGATAGGAGCCTTGTATGGACGACATAGGAGACATTGAATACCCGCTTGGCGACACGCTGCAAAAGTTCCGCGTACTCAGCGTGCGCGAAATTGTTGCACTTCAAAAACGCCTTGCCGAGGAGCGAGCCGCCGAAACAATTAGCGACGGGACAAAGGCAGGAATCACCGCCGACGCGTGTATGCGCTCGGCGCGAGAAGCCCGTGACGATTGCGCTATGACATCAACGCTTCTGCGCTATGTCGTGTCGCTTGCGGGAGCGCATCGCGTGTTCGTTGTAAGCGTTGGCGAAACTATTGCCGCTAAGGCTATGGAACTTGTTGACCCCGAGGAAATTCCATCGCTTGCGCTTGGCGTAGTTGGTTACACACGGCGAGACGACTCGGGAAACTGGCAACGCCGCTCGCACAAGAAAAGCCCCGCGAGCGGCTGACGGAAGCCCTAGTACTTATGCGCGACTTGCACATACAAGACCCGTTAGCAATGCGCGTGAATGAGTTTGACGCGTTGCTTCGGTTGCTTGCAAAAGGAAACATCGTGCGCGAAAACGCAAGCGACCCATGTCGAGCGTTTGTTGATTCAACGAGGTAACCAATGGCAACCCCAGCAGGAGAATTATCCGTTGAAATTATTGCGCGACTAGACAAGTTTGACGCAGCAATGAAAGCGATGGAAGCCAAAGCGGGTCGCGCTGGTTCTACGGCTGGAACTGCGGCGGGGACAAACCTTGTTGCGTCAATGGCGCAGCGGCTAGAAGGACAATTGCGAGGCGCGTTTACTGGCATCGGTGGAAGAATCTCAAGCGAGATTGCTAACTCGTTAAAGAGCGCAGAAGGCGACACCGCGCTTGCCGAGTCTTTTGGTTCCTTGTTTGACTCTATTCCAATTGTCAACATTGCGTACCGACTCGGACGCAAGGTTAAGAACGCAATTTCTGAAAGTTTGTCAGGCGATCAAACGGAAGCGCAGTTTGAAGAGGGACGCGCCGATGTTGGTACGCGAGGTCGCGTCGTTGAAGCCAAGATGAAAGAGGAAGCGCAGATAGCAGCGTATTTGTTGTCAATTGAGAACGGAAAAAAAGACGCGCTCAAGGCGCAGTTGAAAATTGAAGCGCAAATGGTTGCGAAGGAAAAAGAACGGCTGACGCTCGCAGGTGTTTACGACAAGGAAACGCTTGAACGCCAAAAAGAAAAGGGACGCGCTGTGCAGCGCGAGCGCGATCTGTACGCGCAACTAGTAGACATTCGCGAAAAGGAATTGGATAGAGGGGAAGCGGCTCGCGATCCTGCAAAAACCGATGCAGAACGAGCAAGCCGTCGCAAAGTCGTTGAGTTGGAACTCGCGGAGATTTACCGCAAATCTCGCGAGGATGTTTTGAAAATTATCAACAAGGAAGAGGAAGCGCGGCAACGCATTGCAGAAACCGAAGCAGAAGCCGCCGCCGAAGCCGCGAAGAACGCAGCAGCGCAAGCGGAGGCTATTGCCGAGGCGACCTCCAGCGCAGAGCGCGACTACTCGTCGATGGCAATTGGATCGTCACAGACCGCGCTAGGTTCATTCAAGTTTGAGGCGTACCCGCCGACCCTGCAAAAGACGATTCAAGAACGCACGATGAAGGCTGTCGAAAAACTTGCGACGCAACGCACAGAAACCGCAGGGATTACCTAATGGCATTTGAGGCATACGAACAATTGCAGACGCGCTCGTACGCGGTTTCCAACGGCTTGACAACTGGGTCTCGGGTGTTCGTTGTGTTTGATGCCGCTACGCCAATCACGACTCCGCAAACCGTTATTGATAATTTCGGCGGCGGCTTAATACCTAGGCGCGGTGATTTTTTTCCTGACTCGTTGGTGCTTTATGCAAAGCAATACCGCATTGAAAAACGAGCAGGGACGGATATGTGGGAACTCACTTGGGAGTACACATCGACACCGCCGTCGGACAAAGACCCGATGGAAATTGGGTATGTTGAGGTCACGCTAGATTTTAGCGCGGAGTTTGACGACCGATACCGACTGTTGCCAAGCCTTCCAACCTATGGCACGCCGACAACGCAACTTGATATCGGCGGCGAGCGCATGGACATTGTCGGCTCACCGCTGTCGTCTCTGCGATACAAAGCCGAAATGACCGTGACAGAAACCGTCGACTACGCAACCTATACAAGCATCATCAACCCAGCGATCCTTGTGGCAATGGGTCGGCGCAATCGGAATGTTTTTCAAGGTGCGCCGATTGGTCGCGCCTTGTACAAGGGCGCGTCGGTTCGCAGAATCGGCATGGAACTATTTTCAATCTCGCATTCCATGCAGATTGATAGCGACCTGCATCTTATTCAAGTGCCTCTCAAGAACGCGAACGGCGAAGTAGATTGCAAGACATTCAGCAAGCCGTACACGCAAGCAATTACCGTTCTATGGAACCAACCGTTTCCCGAGTTTGTAAACTTTTCAGGCATATCGCCGAACTGGAGTTGATCACATGGCTAGCGAAATTTCAGTAACAACTAGGCTCTATGCCAAGAAATCGTTCTTGGTTGTTGACAACAATGTCGGGACAATCAACGCCGACCTAAGCGGCTCAACGAGCGCGGCTGGCATCGTGTCCATTCCTACATCCGCAGGAGGAACCGCGCTGTCGCTTGACGGCATTACAACCGCCACGATGGGCTACGCGTTTTTTCGCAACATTGAC